GTTAGCTGCAGTAGTAGATACTTCTAAAAAAGTCTACCAATACACTTTAGAAGGTAAGTTTTTAAAAGAATGAACTTCAGCTACGGAAGCAGCAAAATTTTACAAAGTCACACAAAGTACTATTACAAATTGTTGTAATCCAAATTACAGAACTAAAACTGCTTGTGGATTTATTTTTAGTTATAATAAAACTTCTAAAAAAGATCCTATTATCTCTGTTTCTACAAAAGCAGTAAATCAATATGATTTACATATGAATTTAATAAAAAAATGGCCATCTAGAAGAAAAGTCCAAAAAAACTTCCCAAATTGAAGAATTGGGGTATGTTTAAATGGTAAGGTTAAATCTTGTAACGGTTATATATTTAAATATACTGATGACGCTATATCAGAAAAACCTGTACATAAAGGAAAATTAGTTACTATTAATGGAATTACTTATCAATCATTAAAGCATGCTTCTACTGCTTTAGGAATTACTGTATATAAAATAAAAAAATTGTTATGTTAAAATTATTGAAATTCGGAGCATCTTATTGTGCTCCATGTAGAGCTATGGCTCCTATTTTAGAAGAATTAAAATCTAAAATTGATATACAAGATATAGACGTAGACGAAGCAGATCCTGTAGTACTTACTAATTATAAGATTAGAAATATTCCTGTATTAGTCTTATTAAAAGATGATAAAGAAGTTTGAAGACATGTTGGAAGTATTTCAAAATC